ATGTTTAAAAAACTGTTAGAACTACGCCAACAAAAAGCGGAAAAAGTCGCAGCAATGCGCGCTATGTTAGACAAAGCAGAACAAGAAAATCGCTCATTGAATGATGCCGAAAACGTTGATTTTGAAAAGTTGAAAGATTTGGTTAAGCAATTGAGTGATGAAATCGCCCGTTATGAAACGGTGGCCGATGAAGAACGTAACATTGCCGACAAAGGCAAACCGGTAGAAACACGCGGTAAAACCTTCAGCAATGACGAACTACGCCACTACATTAAAACGGGTGAATTACGAAATCTTTCCACCACCGGTCAAGAAGATGGCGGTTATACCGTGATCCCACAATTGGATAAAGACGTAATGAAACGCTTAACCGATGATAGCGTGATGCGTCAAATTTGTAACGTGGTCCGCTTGCCGGTTGGTGCGAAAGAATACAAAAAACTGGTTTCCGCCGGTGGTGCGGTGGTGGCACATGGTGAAGAAGGCTTAGCACGTAATGGCACCGCCACACCGAAATTACACGAAATCACCATTGCGTTAAACCCTATCTATGCCTATCCGAAAACAACTCAAGGAATTTTAGACTTCTCCAGCATTGATGTTTTAGGTTGGTTGACTGATGAAATTTCTGAAAGCTTTACCGAAACTGAAGAAATCGACTTAACCGATGGTGACGGCACGAAGAAATCAAAAGGCTTCTTATCCTATGAACGTTCTACCGAAGCGGACAAAGTACGCGCCTTTGGTAAGTTACAAAAATTAGAAGTTGCCGGTGCCGACAAAATCCCCGCCGATACGCTCATTGATTTGTTCTACACCTTACACAGCAAATACCGTAAAAATGCCGTTTGGGTGATGTCTTCTACCATTGCGGCGGCATTACAAAAACTCAAAAACAAAAACGGCGATTTTATTTGGCGTGATGGTTTAACCGTAGATGCGCCTTCTACCCTTTTAGGGCGTCCGGTTTACTTCCTTGAAACCATGCCGGCAAGCGGCGCAAATAAGCCGGTAGTTGCCTTTGGTGACTTCAAACGTGGTTACTTCATTGTAGATCACGAAACCGGTGTAAGAACCCGCCCTGATAACATTACCGAACCGGGCTTCTATAAAGTCCATACCGATAAATATCTTGGTGGTGGCGTGGTAGATAGTAACGCAATCAAGTTCATTGAAGTTACGGCTTAATCGTCAAATTCCAACGGGGGCAATTAAGCCCCCTTTTTGTTAAAAGGGAAAGTATGAATAAAGAATTTGAAATCCGTTCATCCGAAATCACCGCAGACAGCGAGAATAAAAAACTGGTTGGCTATGTGGTGAAGTGGGACAGCCCTTCTGAAGTGCTTTATTGCGATTTTGTAGAACAATTCAGTGCGAATGCGTTTAGTGAAAGTTTAAGTAGCGGTGTCGATGTGCGGGCGTTATTTGAACACGATCACACCAAACTATTAGGGCGAACCCGTGCGGGAACCTTAAAACTGGAAGAAGACGCAATAGGCTTACGTTTTGAATTAATGCCACCCGATACCACTTTAGGGCGTGATTTGTTGGTCAGTGTTGAACGCGGCGATATTAGCGGGATGTCTTTCGGCTTTTGGGCTAAAGAAGAAACATGGAATTTTGATGTAGAGCCTTGCCAACGCACAGTGGCTAAAGCGGAATTATTTGAAATCACCGTTACCAGCATTCCTGCCTACCCTGAAAGTAGCGTTGAGATTGCCAAACGCTCAATGGCAACCGCGAAGGGAAAAACGCAAGGAAAATCCACCGCACTTTTGAAACAGTGGCTTGATGTGGCGGAGGCGTAATATGTGGAACCCGTTTAGACGAAAAGAACAACGCAGCGCACCGATGGCAATTGATGAGTTGCTTTCTTATCTTGGCATATCAAACACCGGAGCGGGGGAATTTGTCAGCCCGAACACGGCAGAAAGTTTACCGGCAGTGATGAGTGCCGTTACCGTTATTTCAGAAGCGGTTGCCAGTATGCCTTGTTATTTGTATCAACTTAAAGATGATGGCCGCGAGCGTGTTTATCGTCACCCGGTGGACTATCTTCTAAATGAGATGCCAAACCGTAGCCAAACGCCGTATCAATTCAAATACACTATGATGCGCCACTGCCTATTAAACGGTAACGCTTATGCGGTGATTGAATGGAACAACAAAGGCGAACCAATCAGCCTTACCCCGTACGAACCAAGTGCGGTCAATATCTATCGCAAAGTTGGCGGCGAGTATATCTATCAAATTACGGACTTAGACGGCAATACCAAAAACTATCTTCAAGATGAAATCCTACATTTACGCCATTCTTCCCTTGATGGCTTCATGGGGCGTTCGCCAATTACGATTTGCCGTGAAACTGTGGGCTTAGGCATTGCTCAACAGAAACACGGATCGGCAATGATGAAAAATGGCTTAATGGCAAGTGGCTTAATTACTACCGCCGAATGGTTGGACGAAGCCAAAGCACAAAAAGCCGTAAAAGCCCTTGAACGTTACAAAGGCGCAAAGAACGCAGGGAAAACACCCATCCTTGAAGGCTCAATGGAATATAAACAGTTAGGCATGACAAACCAAGACGCGGAATGGTTAGCAAGCCGTACGTTCACAATTTCCGATATTGCCAGAATCTACAACATTAGCCCGATTTTCTTACAAGACTATTCCAATAGCAGTTATTCAAACTTTAGTGAAGCCAGTCGAGCCTTTTTATCGCAAACCTTGCGCCCATGGCTAACCAATTTTGAACAACAGCTAAAAGATGCCTTGATGATTGATTTAGGTAGCAACAGCAAGAAACGTTACTTAATCGAATTTGATACAAGCGACTTATTGCGCACAAGTCAAAGCGAGCGCCTCAAGAGTTACGATGTGGCGATTAAAGCCGGTGTAATGTGCCCGAATGAAGTCCGCCGCCGTGAAGGTTTACCGCCTTATGATGGTGGAGAAGAATTTAGCCAAGCATGGAAACAAACCGTAGAAGTAAAACGCGGTGATGAACAAGAACCGGGGGCAAGCGATGGCAATCATGATTAAGGCCGGAAAGTATAACAAGGTGATTAGCCTACAAAAGCAAGTGAACGAACAGAACGACTACGGCGGTATTGTGAGTAAATGGAAAACCGTTGCCAATATCCGGGCGGCGGTTGAACCATTACAAGGTAGAGAGTTCTTCTCCGGTGCGGTGCCATTAAATGAAAATACTGTGCGCATTCGCATACGTTACGGAACTAATGTTGATAACACTATGCGCGTGAAATATGGGAACCGTTCGCTAGAGATAATGAACATTATTGATAGTAAAGAAGCGCACAAAGAACTACAGCTTATCTGTAAGGAGTTGACCGGCAATGGTGGAAATTAATTTAACGATTGATGAAATCAAAGCGCACTTAAATCTCGATCATGATTTAGATAATGAGTTACTGGAAGCCTATAAGGTAGCCACATTGGAAGTATGCCAAAAACATATTGGCAAAACCTTTGGGGAAGAAGAAACGGAAAAGACCATACCTTTTACTCCGGCAATTAAGATTGGTTGCTTAATGTATATCGCCTATCTCTATGCGACTAGAGAAGCCGTAACAGATTCCTTAACAATTATGCGGCCTGTTCCTATGGGTATTAGTAGCCTGTGGGAAGTGTACAGAGAACCGTGCGCTTACTAAGGATTTAGTAACCGATGCCATACCAACCATTAAGACGTTGTAGCTATCCCGGATGTAGAAACAAAGTAAAGTCAGGTAGATGTGAGGAGCACAAGCCAAAGGACAACCGCCCAAGCAGTAGCGCACGAGGTTACGACCATAAATGGAGCAAATACCGCGAACAATACTTAAAGCATCATCCCCTTTGCGCGATGTGCTTAGAGCAAGGCAAATATACTCCGGCAACAGTGATAGACCATATTAAGCCGGTAGAGAACGGACAATCCGATCCGTTGTTTTGGGTAGCAAGCAATCATCAGCCTTTATGTCGTGATTGTCACAGCTATAAAACACGAGTGATAGACCAACGCGGATTTGGTGCGAAGAAAATTGATTAGACCGGGTGGGGGCAATTTCAAAAAGAAAGTGGCAATCCTACGGAACCGCCCGCCTACTCAAATTTTTACGCAAAGTGATTTTTTAGAAAATAAGGAAAGTGAATGAGCAAGCGAAAAAGTTATAAAACGCCTGATTTCTTGGATGATATTGCTAAAAGCCAATGGAAAGCGCGTATTAAACAACTTTCAGAGCGTGGTGATATTAAGTCGGAAGATTTAACAAACCTTGAAATTTATTGCGAAAACTACGCAATTTGGCGTCATTCCGTGGCGGATTTAGCCAAAAATGGCTTCATTATCGTAAATAGCCAAGGCACACAATCAAGAAACCCGGCATTGTCCGCGAAAGCAGATGCCGAAAAAGTCATGATCAAGATGTCTTCCCTCTTAGGCTTCGATCCGGTGAGCCGCCGTAAAAATCCAGTAGAAACGGACGTTACTGATATGTTGGATGAAATCCTCACAATGTAGGCGAAAATGGAAATCTGGCACGAATACGCGAAGAAAGTTCAATTAGGTGAAATAGTGGCTTGTCGTAAGATAAAACAAGCCGTAGCGCGTTATTTTGATGATTTAGCGAACCCCGCTTATTTCTTTGATGAAAGTGCGGTAAATAAATTCTTGGCTTTTTCTCGCTTATGCCCGCACGTTAAAGGGCATTTACGCGGGCAACCAATCGAGCTTTCAGACTGGCAAACATTTCTCTTTGCCAATTTGTTAGGCTTTAAGCGCACTGATACCGGCTTGAGGAAATATCGCTCCGCTTATATCCAAGTGGCGCGGAAAAATGCCAAGTCCACCGTGGCCGCCGTGTTGGCTAATTGGTTCCTACTGATGGAATCGGGCCAACAAGATATTTACACTGCAGCAGTAAGCCGAGACCAAGCCCGCATTGTGTTTGATGATGCGCGCCAAATGTGCCTACTCTCTCCCCTTTTGCGCAAACGGCTCAATATTCAGCAGCATAAACTGATTAATCCGAAATCAAATAGCTTAATGCGCCCGTTAGCGGCTAAATCCTCAACCATTGAGGGAACTAATCCAAGTCTCGCCATTGTGGACGAATATCACCTACACACCGATAACAGCGTTTACAGCGCGTTAGAATTAGGGCAAGGCGCACGCCCGGAAGGTTTACTGTTTGCCATTACCACAGCGGGAAGTAACGTTATTTCCGCTTGTAAGCAGCACTATGATTACTGCGCACAAATACTGGAAGGCAACGAACAAAACGACAGCTTGTTTGTGCTCATTTTTGAATTGGACGAAGAAAGCGAAATTGATAATCCGGAAAACTGGGTAAAAGCCAATCCGAATATCGGTAAATCCATTCCTTACCTTGATTTTGAAAACACGATCAAGAAAGCCCGAGGGATTCCTTCCGAGTGGGTGGAAATGCTCACCAAGCGTTTTAATGTTTGGTGCCAAGGAACAACGCCATGGCTAGGCGAAGGCAATTGGGCGCAGTGCGCACGAGATTACACCGAAAGCGACCTACTTCACCAAGATTGCTATTTAGGCTTGGACTTATCTAGCACCAACGACTTAACAAGCCTTTGTTACACCTTCCCTCAAGGGAAAAAAGTACGGTTGATTACCCGGCATTATATTCCTGAGTTTCAGCTTAATAATGTGGCCAACAAGAACCGGGCAATCTATCGAAACTGGGTGCGCCAAGGGTGGCTAATTGCCACAGAGGGCGACTGTATCGACTATGACAAAATCCGCGATGATATTTTGAAAGACGCAGAAAACTTCAATATCAAAATGATCGGCTTTGATGTTTGGAACGCCACGCATTTAAGAACGCAATTACAGGCGGCAGGCTTGGAAGTAGAACCATTCCCGCAAACCTACCAAAGATTTAGCCCGGTGGCCAAAAGTGCGGAAGTGTTGATAAATCGCCAAGTGATAGAACACCACGGCGATCCGGTGCTTTCTTGGGCATTATCCAACGTTGTGATGGAAACCGATGCCAACGCCAACATTAAACCAAACAAGAAAAAGGCCGCAAACAAAATCGATCCGGCAGTAGCTTTCTTGATGTCATTCGGCACCTATCAACTTGAATATGGCGATCTGATTTTTGAGTTATCAGAAGAACACAAACAGGCATTGGAACAATTTAATGGGATTGATTTATGAGATGTAAACAGGCAAAACAAAACTTACTTCTTTCAGCGGTGAATCACTATAAAAAATCGACCGCACTTTTTACCTTTGTCAGCCTTTACGATGATGAAGAACCCTATCCAATAAGTGAAGTTATTCACGCATTAAAATGTAAATGTAATGCGGCCAAGCGAGAAATAGACAGCCAACCAAGTAGCCCGAATATGGACGCGTTAGAAACGATTTACTTTATTGCCAAGAAACAGCTTGATGCCATGCTAAAACAGCAAAAAAGAATCAATGCCTGTAAGTGATGAAGAATAAAATATTTCCCTTACACTATTGAATCTTTTCTCCTTTGTTACTATGTTATTTATTATAATAACCAGTAAAAACAAGGGGGGAACTATGGGGCTGATACTAGTTGCAATAAAGTGTATGGTTGCTGCTTTTTTTGTCGTATTAGCAATAGTTACCTTTCAAGACTGGTGGTTTATTGTGGCCTTTGGTTTAGCCGGCGGGCTTTCATTTACTATCAGTTGGCTTATTTACGATGAATATAAGCGCCGGAAAGAAAATAAACGGCTGACCGCCGAGTGGGAAGAAAGAAAAAGCCGCCCGGTAGAATATGAAATAAATAACGCAGTTATCAAGAAAACATTACCGGAAAGGCAAAAGCCACTTATTACCGGCACGATAAACTGGATAGACGGTAGTACAGGCAAAGAAACCACTTTAATAGATATTAGTGTAGATATAAAAAACAAATAACCGAATAAAGCGCACCTAGGCTGATCCCCGAAAGCAAGAAACCTTATCTTGTTGGTGCGTTCCTATCATAAGGGCAAATGCGAAAGGGGCGTTTATGTCGAATCAAAAGTTCTTGCCTAAAAAGGCATATTCAATCACTGATGCGGTAAAATATATCTCATTGAACTACAATATTAATATTTCAGAATACGATTTATTAGAATATATTCAATCAGGTGATTTACAAGCTTCAATTCATCTTGAAGGGCGAATTAATAAGATAGATAGCGTAAATAAACGGGAAATTCCACATAATAAAACGCTAAATATTAGAAATGAAGAAATATTTTTACAATTTAGCCAAGGGGAAACAAAGTCAGAAATAGAACACAACGAAAACTTTGAAATTTACAGAATAAAACTAAATAACATTTATTTTAGTATTGATGTTATATTAAATGATGCCTACTACCTCCCTGACTACTTTTCTAAAAATGATGAAATAAAGCTTTATACCGGAGAATTAGACCGTTTTAGAAATCTTGTTTTTAATGGTTATTTTCCTCTCTCTAAGGAAGTATTCAAACCATACAATACCCTAGAGCTAATAGAGCGTGGTTATATAGAGGAATTCCCTGATATTTATGTAAACACCTTTTCTGGGCTTTATCTTCATTTGCCTATTTACGAAAACAGAACAGAGCTTTATTTAGATGATATTTATATTATTCACGAGGATATGATCTCATTTTTGAAATTATTTTCCGTAATTGATGAAAGTTATGAACAGCAAGAAGAAATTCAGAAACTTAAAAATCAAATTAGTGATAAAAATAAACAAATTGAAGAATTCCAAAAAAAGATAGGGGAAAGTAGTAGAGAAATTTCTGGAAAATCTGAAACTTCTTACTTAAATCTTATACAAGCCTTAAAAGAACTTTGTTTGTCTGAAAATAGCTTTGGCAACCAAGAAGAATTAATAGTTTATATTAGTGAACAATATCAAGGTTATACTGGATTAAGTGAAGCTAATTTACGAGATAAATTCAGCAAAGCAAATAAAATCAAATAACTCCTTCAAGAGATCTATATAGATTCGTTTTGGATCTATATAGATTTTGCCACCCTAAAAAATCCTTTCTAATACCTCCCGTTCGAACAACTCAACGGAATAGAACGCTATTCCACATGGTTAAACTAACGAAAGGTATTTTTTATGAGCCAATCTCAAACCCAATCTAAAAAACTCATCACCGGTGCCGATGTTTGCCGACGCGTAAGCTTTGGCCGCACCAAACTCAATGAGCTTGTAAGAGCTAAACAATTCCCACAACCGATCCGCTTTTCACAAAATTTTGTCCGTTGGGATTTAGAAGAAGTGAATGCGTGGATTGAAGAACAAAAAGCCGCACGTGCTTAAGGTGGTGGAAATATGGCAACAAGACTGATGACAATCGCAAAGGAGCTTATTTCCAATCCTCAAACCGGCATCAGCGAAAAAGAAAGTTATTTCAACGTTCATTTTCTCAATGCCCGTAATGAGGTGAATGAAATTGAGCGAATCTTAGGGATTAAATTAAATCGTAATCGAGAGGAAAGCCTGGCGGGGAATTTATTCACCCGCTATACCCTTGCCAATGCGGAACAGGTGGAAAAAGTTGCCGGTTTATACAATCAAAAACTGGCAGCAAACCACGCAAGGGGGAAATTTCTTGATGAATCTCCGATTTCATCCGAACGAATCAATCAAGTTATCGAAACATATTTCAAGTAAAACAAAAGCCCACGTTAGCGCGCGGGCTTATATCATGGAGTTCAATCATGAATATAATTTATGTAAATTATAAACAATGTGAAAATAATTACAACACATTTTGCTTTACAAAGCGCAGTCAAATTTGCGACTATGTTCACGCCTTAGCAAAATCTAAGGTCAGCCGTGGAAAGCTGAATATTAAGTTACAGGCGAACGATAGCACGCCTTTTAATCGTGCTTTTTTTGTTCGTAACATTCGCACACCTCAAGAATTTGCGGATTTTGTTTTATTTAATCTAAAAATTCATTCAATGGTAGAGCGTAACAGGCAGTCTTTGACTGGCTGCCTTCCTGTAACGGCAGTTTTCCACCCTGTTATGCTCTACCGCCCGACCGTGGAAAGTCTAACGGTAGATTCTGAAAATCAGTTACAGGAATCTACGCAAATGTATCAATTCATTTTTGCGCTTATCTGCGCACCTCAACTCAAAATCAGACTTCTTGCCGATAATGAACAACAAGCACGTTCACGTTTTACTGATGGCGAAAGCCTTTTACTTGTTGGCAGAATCAACCAAAACCCACTGAAAAACAACCGCACTTTAGCGGTACTTCCAACCCTTTCTGTATCTGCTGAAATGGAGGTGGCACATGCTTAGTTATGACGCAATTCAAATTGTTCTTCAAGATGTAGTGAATAGTAACGGAGTAAGCAAGGAAACCTTAGAAAAGATCCAAACTGAAAGTGAATGCCTTTGTGGAACTATCGAATATGGATTGATGGAGTTAGGCGACATGATAAGCCGTTTAGGCTTCTTTGCTGAGAGTGAGCAAAACTTTGATCATCAAGCTATGAGCAATGACAATGTAAAACATATTGGAGCATTAATTCAGGCTAACGCATATTTTCTAAACACATTGCGCAATGTATCAACAGAAGCCACCTATCACCTTAACGGTGGAGATAAGGGGGCGAAATGATGAGTAACACTAAATTCCCTTATAGCCTTGTTTTTACCTATGACAACGGCGACCAATTCACAGCAGGGCAATATTGTTCACTTAGAGCCGCACTACAAGCCAAAATCAGAGCAAAAGCTGAGATTGGCGAAACAGATATTACCGGCAGACGTTTAGAAACTATCACCGTTTTAACGGAGGGCGACAATGAAACCAACTAATCCAATGGCACAGCTGCAACAGTGGAAGAAAAACAACGGCAAAAGCAACGAAACCCAAATTAGTGCGGTTAAAAATGCCACCTTCCTGAAAAATCAGGAACGTCTAAAAACGCAACAGGAAGCACAAGGCGAAGGGAAACATAAACACCAAGGGAAGCTATTTATCAATCCGTTAATTGCGGAATATAACCAAATTACGCGCCAATTTAAGCTAATTCATGATAGCAACCGGAAATGCCTTGAAGTTTATCCGGATGACTTCCATCACAAGCTAAAAATGCGTGAGGAATGTGCGGATTTAGTGGCGCGGTTGAAAGGTGGTGGAAAGCTATTTAATGAATTGGCGAAAGCTGCCGATTTAACAAAAGAACAGACCGCACTTTTAAAGAACTTCAATCAGGTAAACGGCTATTTAATTTCTAAATTTGCCGAAGTGGTAACACAAATTGAACGATTACATATTGAGCATATTGCGTTACAAAAACTGAGACAAGGAGGCGAATAATGGATCTCAATCAAAAAATGGATTATTCCAAACTAAATGCCGTTGAATTGAATGCGATTTCAATCAGTCATCAGAACATGGGAAAACCTAAAGATGAAGCCTTTGATTCGTCTTTCCCTTATACCACCGAATCAATTTTGGCATTAGCCGAACAGTTTATTGATTATCCCGCTGAATATCTCGGTGGGCTAAAAATCATTCATGATGAACTACTGGCTATCAATAAGCATTTATTAGCAATGGCACCGAAGCCACCTTCACCCGATCCGGAAGAAGTCGCGGCGGAATTATTCAATGATGAACTGATAGATAGTTTATTAAAACATTGTGTTGTGAATTCCTTGGTAAGTGCATTTTCCTATTTTCAAAAAACAGTCGCCATGCGTATTCATATAATTGAGAGCGGTACGGTTGAGGGGGTAAATCATGGCACGCTTAATTAATGCACCATATTTAGCGGATCAGCCGAAAGAACCTTATTCAGCATTAATCATTCTTGCCGGGCGTAAGGCTTGGCAAGCATGGAATAAAGGAAAAGGCGAAGAATGGTTATTGTTGTGTTCGTTGGTGGAAGGTATAGATGCCAAACAAAAGCCGGTGATTCTTGGCGAACAGCAGCTTGAAGATATTTCAGGAATAAAAATAGCTGATTCGGAGCAACACACAATCATGCTTTTCCAATGTGGAGAATTAGAGCAGACAGAAATCACCGGTATTTGCCATAACCTAGCAAAGCATACTAAAGCTGATCATGTCGTTTTATATGATGGCGCCGCGCAGATTAAGGAAAATCTAAGTGGTTACATTCAACGCTTACGCACGGATAAAAGTGCGGTAGAAATTGCGGATAAAATTGCTCCGCCGCCGAAATTGAAAGAAAAGGACGGTACCAACGTAAAAGCGCGGGCATTCGTAAAATGGCTGAATCTAGATATTGCTCAACACAGCTTAGATAAGGAGCTTTATCATTACACCGGTGTAAATTGGGAGATTCTACCAAGATCGGAGTTAGAGGTTAAAGCCGTTCAGTTTTACGATGAACAGGAATTTACTTATAGCGCCCGTTCTATTGATTCAATGATTGATACAGCGAAGATTCAAGCGCCTAAAATGGGTGAGCAATCCAAGGAGCTATTAGCCTTTAAAAACGGCGTATTAAATCGCTCTACTTTGGCGTTTTACCCACATTGCCGGGAAAACTGGCTCACTTCCTTTATTCCGCACGATTACACGAATCAGGAAGAAAATACACCGCACTTTGATCGTTGGTTGAATTTTGTTGCCGATGGTAAGGAAGATAAAAAGCAAGCAATCTTGGGCGCACTTTACGCGATTTTAACGAATCGCCATAACTGGCAATTATTCTTTGAAGTAACCGGCGATGGTGGCAGCGGAAAATCGGTATTTGCGCAAATTGCCACAATGTTAGCCGGGGAACAAAACACCGAAAGCGGTCGATTAGTCGATTTAGACGAACCGCGCGGTCGTGAAAACTTTGTGAATAAAACGCTCATTCTATGCCCGGAACAATCCCGCTATGGCGGTGATGGTGGCGGACTAAAAAGCATTAGTGCAGGGGATTTAGTCAATATCGATCCGAAGCACAAAAGCAAGTTTAAAGCGGTCATTCCCGCGATAGTGCTAATCGTCAACAATGAGCCGACACGCTTCACAGAAAGAAACGGAGGTATTGAACGCCGCCGAGTGATTTTTCACTTTGATAAAGTGGTGCCGGAAAGTAAACGCGATCCGCACTTAATGGATAAGATAGAAGCCGAAGCCGGAGGAATTATTTATAAACTGATTCAGGCTTTTAAAAATCCGTTAGACGCAAAGAAAGCGTTAATTCAACAACAGGAAAGCGCCGAAGCGTTAGAAATAAAAATGAACTCAGATCATTTAACGATCTTTTGTAGTTATTTCCTAACCTCTCAAGAAAGTAACGGGCTAGGAATTGGCAACGCAAAAACCGGACTTCCAAGAACGCACCTTTACCCGGCTTACTTGGTATTTATCGAAGCCAATAATATTCAAAATGCTTTAACACTGAATAACTTTACCGAATCATTAAGACAAGGATTGGCACAGCACAAAAATAAATACCCCTACACCAGCAAGCGGATAACTTCCGGCACGGAAAAAGGAAGATATATCACCAACGTACACTTTAAAGATTTTGACGAGTTTTATAATGAGTACATAAAATCAAATAAATAGCGAAAGGCGCGGCATAAAAACCGCGCTTTTTTTATCTAAAAAGGTGAATGCCCCGGTGAATAACTTCTCTTTTCTCTTCACTCTATAACTATTTGAAAAATAAAAGAAAGTGAAACGGTGAACGAGTGAACGCACTTTTTAAAAATTTTACACGCACATCGCTTTTAACGTTCGCATTGCTCCACATAATCGCCCCAAAGTTGCATCACCGGCTTGCGTTGTTCAAGGAAATCAGCCCTATCGTAAATCTTTCCTGTTTGTGTACCCGTCTTATGGGAAATACACATTTCAGCCACTTCATAATCAATACGCTGATCGGCTAAATAAGTGCGCCCGATTGTTCTTAATCCATGAGCAGTTTGTTTATTCTTGTAGCCCAAATCGACTAGCATTTTATTGATTGTTTGACTGCTCATTGGTTGGTTAGACTTAATCCAACTTTGAAAAACATATTCGCTTTTCACAGATATACTTTTCATTTTGTTTAGAATTTCCATAGCTTGGGAAGAAAGGGGAATTACAAAAGGATGCCTTTTCTTCATTCTGTTAGCCGGGATAGTCCATAAAGATTTTTTAAAATCAATTTCAGACCATGTGGCGTTACTTGCTTCAGCAGGGCGTACCATGGTTAATAACTGAAATTTGAATAATAACTTTGTTTGAATGGCCGCACTGGAATACATCACGGCTTTTATTAATTCCGGTAGTTCTTTTGGTGTTATTGCCGGGTTGTTGGAGGATTTCCCAAAGTTAAATACTTCATTGATTCGTAAGCAAGGATTAAAGGCAATTAGACCGTAGTTTACAGCGAAGTTAAGTACTTCATTCAATAGCCGAATAGTGCGCTTTAATGTATCGCCCTTGCCTTGATTATAGAGTGATTCTAATGCTTCAATAACAACCTTTGGCAAAATTTCATTTACCGGCATATCACCAATAAAAGGAAACAAATAGATTTCCATGCGGCGCCAATCTTTTTTTAATGTCTCAGCTTCTACTTTTTGAACCTTCTTGGCCTTCCAACGATTAGCAACAGATAGCAAGCTATTTTCTATATGCTCAATAGCGGCTTTCTGTTCTTGTTCTTTGTGTTCTTGTGGATCTATGCCTTGAGCCAACAAAGAGCGATATTCTTCACGAATAGAACGGGCTTGAGCTAAAGATAAAGCGGGATAAGTTCCTAAAGAAACTTTAGTACGTTTTTTAGTAAGTGGGCGAATATAGTTAAAACGCCATGATTTAACGCCGGTAGGCAAGACTAATAGAAATAATCCGTAGCCATCAGTAAGGGTGTATTCTTTGGCTTTTGGCTTAGCTCTTTCTACTTCGGTATTGGTTAGCGGCTTAGTAATTTTAGGCATATTTGGTAACCATTTAACAATTTTATGTAACCACGGAAAAGGGATATTAGCACATGGTTACAATCGTGGTTACAAAAAAGAGCGGTTAAGGGAGATTATCTATGAGGGGGTACAATAGGGTAAAATGCTATAAAGTCTTATAAACACTGGCTTTGATTGATGTTTTTGATGAGTTGCGAGGGGATGCGATAAGTTTTTTGGTGCCCCCAACAGGACTTGAACCTGTGACCAATCGATTATGAGTCGACTGCTCTAACCGACTGAGCTATGGGGGCGGTAAGAGTTGCGGTGGGATTATAGGGAAATATCGGGTTAAAGTCTAGCCGCGCCTATCTTGTGTGTGTTTAATTTAAACAAAAAAGGATAAGCCTTTTGACTTATCCTTTTTTCTTGTATTAAAAA